CATCCCCATAGGGCCATGCTGTCTATGCTTGAGCAAGGATAGACCAGTCGAGGCGATTCGCTGTCGTGATAGACAGAGTTAGAAAGCGTTAATCTGGGTAAGAATGGCTGACTTTGTTATGATGGCTTCAGTATTGCTAGAGGCGAATATGAAGCTGATCAGTCGCACACCAATAGCAACTGCCGATCCGGTAAATGTGACCGACCTGGCCGATCATCTGCGGATCGAGGCAGGCGAGGCGGCGAGTGCGTTGCGGTTCGCAAGGGCGGCGGCTGACGAGATCGAGCGACACGCGGCGGTGGCCCTGTTGGACCAGGAGATCGTGGCCCTGTCCACCATCTGGCCCGGGTCTGTCCTATCCCTGCCCATTGGCCCGGTATCCGCTGACACCGTGCCCACCGTTGAGCAAGTCGAATTGGACGGCAGCGCCACACCGATCACCACGGGCTGGACATTGCAACACGGGCGCTACCCAACCGTCACATTCGCCACCGAGCCTGTCGGCCCTATCCGCGTCACCTACACGGCAGGCTATGGTGGAGACGTCACGGCTCTGCCCCGTGATCTGGCCTTGGCAATCCTCGACCAGGCGATCCGGCTTTACGATCGGCGCGGCGACATGGACGACAACCCGAGACTGGCACCGAGCACTGCCCGCATATGCGCCCGCTACAGGCGCGTGGCGCTCGGGGCGTAGGGGGACACATGGCAGCACCGCAACCGCACTCACCGGCCCGCTCTGTGGCGCTGTGTGCGCGTATGGTCCCAATGCCGAGGTTTTCCCGTGAAGCTGTAACCGGCTGTGAAGTGTTGTTTTCTCTCCCCCGAAAAATTCCGGGGAGGGTGTAATGGCCCGAGCCTCTAAGGACGCCATTGCGGCGCTGCGGTTTTTGTCCGGGCTGACAATTCCCGAGGGGCGTCTGGCAGGCAAACCCATGCGGCTGGCCGGGTTTCAGCGCGACTTTGTGCGCGGCGCCTTTGACAAGAATACGGCGGTTGCCCTGCTTTCGATCGGCAGGGGCAACGCGAAAACCGCCCTGTCGGCGGGCTTGGCTCTGGGCCACCTTGTCGGAGAGATTGCGCACCAGCCAAAGCGCGAGATAATTTTTGCGGCCCGCAACCGCGATCAGGCAAAGACGGCGTTTGGTTTTCTGGTGGGTTTCATCGAGGGCTTGCCCGAAGAGGATCAGGAGGCGTTCACCATAAGGCGCGGGTCGCGGCTGGAAGTGGAGACCGACTTGAACGGCGGCGGTCTGGCGCGGGTGATCCCGGCAGACGGGCGGTCTATTCTGGGAGGGGCACCGACGCTTGCCATTCTGGATGAAAGGGCGGCATGGGAGCGCGAAAAGGGCGATGCGCTGGAAAACGCCATTCTGTCCGGGCTGGGCAAAAGGGACGGCAAGGCGCTGATCATTTCTACATCGGCACCGGATGACACCAACACATTCAGCCGTTGGCTGGATGAACCGCCACCCGGCAGTTTTGTGCAGGAACACAGGCCCGAACCGGGCTTGCCCCCTGACGATCTGGAGTCGCTTCTGGTGGCCAACCCCGGCGCGCGGCAGGGCATCGGCGCCACCCCTGAATGGCTTGTAGCGCAGGCGAAACGGGCCATTGCGCGCGGCGGTTCGGCCCTGTCGAGTTTCCGCAACCTTAACCGCAACGAGCGCGTTGCGTCCGATGATCGGTCTGTGTTGATCACCATAGACGAGTGGTTAGCGGCTGAGGTTTCCCCCGAGAAATTGCCTCCGCGTGATGGGCCGGTGGTTCTGGGCGTTGATCTGGGCGGTTCCCGTTCCATGTCGGCGGCGGCGCTGTATTGGCCGGTGACAGGGCGGCTTGAGTGCATGGGTGCGTTCCCCACCACACCGGGCCTTGCCGATCGTGGCGCGGCGGATGGCGTGAGCGGGCGTTACACCGAAATGGCCGATCGGGGCGAGCTGATCACCATGGGAGATACCACGGTTCCGGTGGATCGTTTTCTTGCCAATGTCGTGGCCATGCTGGACGGGCAGGCCCCGGCGGCTGTCGTGGGTGACAGGTTCCGACATGCCGAATTTATCGAGGCGTTGCGCGGCGCTGGCCTCGATCGTGTTCCTTGCGTCTGGCGCGGCATGGGCTGGCGCGACGGTTCCGAAGATGTGGAGAGATTCCGGCGGGCGCTGTTCGAGGGGCGCGTGAAAACCACCCCGTCGCTGTTGCTGCGATCGGCATTTTCCGACGCGATCACGCTGGTTGATCCGGCTGGCAACCACAAACTGGCACGGGGGCGTTCCACCGGGCGGATCGACGCGGCGGCGGCAACCGTCATTGCGGTGGCGCAGGGCGTGAGGATGCAGGGTCAACCCGATGGGAGGGCGAAATTAGCATGGGCTTGAAGGCGATAGGTTCTGCCTTGGACCGGGTAATTCAATTTCAACGGGCCAGCGAGACGCCGGACGGGCTGGGCGGGTTCACCTTGGTCTGGTCTGACATTGGCGGGGCTATCCCGGCGCTGCGACAGGACGTGCGCGATAGCGAGACGGTCAGCGCAGGCGTGTTTCGTGAGCGATCCATGATCCGGTTTCAGGTTCGTTCTACCGAGTTCACCAGGTCCATCACGAGCGACGACAGGATCAAGCACGAGGGCCAGCTCTGGGGCATATCCGGCATCAAGGAGCCGATGGCAGGCCAGCGGCGGCAACTGTTGGAGTTCACAGTCGAGGGGCCATTGGTATGACCAAAAGACCCGGCAGATGGGCGCTAACGTCCAAACAATGGCCAGCGGTGCGGCATGGCGTTCTGGAAAGGGATAACTGGCAATGCCAGCACTGTGGCGCGCGGCGTCGGCTGGAGGTTCACCACCTAAAGCGCGTGGCCGATCGGCCCGATCTGGCGTTTGATCCGGCAAATTGCCTCACGCTGTGCGGCCCCTGTCACACGAAACAAACGAATTTGGAGTTGGGCAACAAACCCGATCCGAAGCGCGCCGCATGGCGCAAGGCGGTGGCCGAGCTGGCCACAAAACCGATCGAGCGAAAAGGAGTAATCAATGCTTGATTCAGTGAAAATCCAGCGTCGGCAGTCGGAAATCCGGCAGGCGCTGGCCGAGCTGGCCGGGGCTGAAACCCTGACCGACGAAACCCGTTCCAGGATCGACACCCTCGATCGTGAATATGGCGATAATGAACGCCGGTTCCGCGCGGCCCTGATCGGAGAAAACGAGGAACGCGAAGCGGCCAAGGGCGAGTTGGAAACCCGTTCAAGCCGCGAATGGAACGATGTGCTGGCCGGGTTCGAGATGCGCCAGATCGCCCTATATCTGGACGAGGGGCGGCAGATCGAGGGCCAGACGGCGGAAATTGTGCAAGAGCTGCGTTCGGCAGGCGGGTTTCGTGGCATCCCCGTTCCGTGGCAGGCGCTTGAGCAACGCGCGGGCGAGACGATCAGCACCGGCACCCCGGCACCTGTAAGCACCCGTCCGATCATTGATCGGCTGTTTCCCGATAGCATGGCCAGTGCAATGGGCGGGCAGATGATCCAGATCGACCAGGGCGCGGCAGAATGGCCCGTTGTGACCAGTTCGGTCACGGCAGGCTGGCAGGCGACAGAGACCGGCGACGTTGCGGCCCCGGCGGCATACGCGACCACCGACCGCGCCATGACCCCGGCCCATACTTTGGGCGTCGCCATGAAGATCACCCGGCGTTCTCTGAAACAGTCGGGTTCTGCACTGGAACAGGCGGTGCGGCGCGATATGGCAGGCGCGATCGGGCAGGCCATGGACGCAGCGGCATTCAACGGCACTGGCGCGGATGGCCAGCCTCTTGGCGTGATCAGCGGGGCCAGCACCTACGGGATCACCGAAACGGCGGTTGCGGCCACGGCCAGCGTGGCGGCGTTCCGCGAGGCTGTTGCGGCGTTCATGGCAGATAACGCGGCCAACGGCGGCGGCGCTGTGCGGGCGATGATCCGTCCCGAGCTGTGGAGCTTCCTTGACGGCACCATGTTTGACGCCGGGTCCGGCCTGACCGAATGGGACAAGCTGTCGGCGCTTCTGGGCCAGATCAGCACCACGTCCAACGGGCTGGCGGCACCCACTGGCACCCCGGTTGCCACCACGGCGCTGCTGACCACCAGTTCGGGCGGCGTGGCCCCGTTCTTTGTCGGCGCATGGGGCGCGGTGGACGTGATCCGCGATCCGTTCTCTGACGCGGCATCCGGCGGGCTGCGGCTGACGGCGCTGGCCACCATGGACGTTACCGTTGCGCGGCCTGTGCAGCTGCAAGTTCTCAATGGGCTGCAACTGGCATGATCCTGCATGGCGTAGCATCCGGCGCGCTGGAGCTGCGCGCGAGTGACGGGGGCGTCCGGGTTTCCGGGCGCTTCCCCTACAACGTGGAAACCGAGCTTGTTCCCGGCAGGTTCGAGGTGTTCGAGGCCCGAGCGTTCTCTGGCCGGATCGAGGCGGGCGAGGATGTTCACCTGCTATCTGGCCACGACTTCAACCGGCCCTTGGCCAGCCGATCGGCGGGTTCTCTGGAGATCCACGAAACCGATCAGGCGCTTGAGTTCGAGGCCCGGATCGAGGGCGGCACAAGCTGGGCCACCGACTTCCTTGCGGCACACCGCGCGGGGCTTATCCGGGGCTTGTCACCGGGTTTCCGGGTTCCGTCCGGCGGCGAGACGATCGAGCGGCGCGGCAACGGGCTGCTGCGGCGTGTCACGCGGGCCGAGTTGTTCGAGCTTTCCACCGTCACCCGGCCAGCGTTCGAGGATGCGCAAGTCGAGGCCCGGAGCTGGGCGGCTGATAAAGTCGTTGCAGACCACAACGACATTCACCCCCTGAAGCGCTGGAGGCTATAATGGGTTTGCTCGATATTTTCAGGCGCAAGACAGACGCCACCGAAACCCGATCGACTGGCACCGGCTACACGGCGCAGATCATGGCGGCACGGGCAAGCTATATCTCTGGTGGGTCAGACGTGGCCGAGCTGACCAGTGCGGCGCAGACGTGCATATCGCTCTGGGAGGGCGTCCTGAGCGGCGCGGACGTGATCGCCACCGACCTACTGGACCGGCCCACCATGGCGCTTGTGGCGCGGTCTCTGGCCCTGCGTGGCGAGTTTCTGGGCTTGATCGGAGAGCATATCATTCCCGCGTCGGATTGGGACGTGTCCACCCGAGGCGGCAGGCCGGTTGCCTACCGTGTCAGCGTCCCCGAGGCGGGCGGCGGGCGCACCACGACGGCGCTGGCCGGTGAGGTTATTCACGTTCGTATCGGCAGCGACCCGGTGGCCCCATGGACGGGCACGGCACCCCTGCGGCGGGCGGCGCTATCGGCCAACCTGCTGCATGAAATCGAGGGCGCCTTGCGGGATACTTTCAGGGATGCGCCGATCGGCAGCCAGGTGTTGCCTTTGCCAGACAGTTCGCCCGAGGACATGGAGGCCATGCGCGGCGCAATCCGTGGGCGGCAAGGGCAAACGCTGATCGTTGAAGGCGTAGCACAAGCGACGGCGGCGGGCATGAATCCGCAAATTGGCCAGCGCAGGGACGACCTTACACCTGATCTTGGCAAGGCACAGGCGGCGGCGACATGGGCGCAGGCGCGCGGCGCGGTGGCCGAGGCGTTCGGCATCCCGGCGGCGTTCTTCAACCCGGCGTCCACCGGGCCAGTTTTCAGAGAGGTGCAGCGGCACTTGATCGGCTACACGCTCAACCCGATCGGCAAGATCATTGCAGACGAGGCATCGGCCAAGCTTGGCGGGCAGATCTCCATCGACATGGAAACGCCACTGCAAAGCTATGATACCGGGGGCAGGGCGCGGGCCATGAGCGCGATCATCAAGGCTATGGCCGAAGCGAAGGAGAGCGGCATTGACCCGGCGGCGGCGCTGAAACTTGTCGGCTGGTCCGATGGCGCGGAAGGATAAGGTCAGATCGGCAGAACGTATGGCCAAGACCATGGCGTGCATCATGCGACGTGAGTTCGACAACCGGCGCGTCGGTTCGCTGTTCTACTTCGAGGGCGTGTTCATTGCGGAATTGCGATCGAGCTTGTGCCTGACCGGATGGGCGTGGCCGATGGCCGACCAGGCGGCGCGGAATGTCGTGGCCGAGGCACTGCGGCTGGCGCGGGCGGAGCGTCCCGGCTGGGCCGAGGGGCAACACGCCGCCACCGGGCTGCTGGTGAAAGATGCAGTCTGTCGCCACTGCGGCGTCGGCTTGCGCGCGCGGCAAGTTCATTTCTGTTCGCGCAAGTGTCATTGGCACTGGTGGAAAGCGTTCAATGCCGAGGCCGCTTGAGATCGATCCGGATGCGTGGTGCGCGTTCTGCGGCGACCCCCTGCCCGAGGTCGAGGAGCGCGACCCCCGGCAGAAATATTGCTGCAAGTGGTGCTGCGATCAGGCGTATGAGGCGCGGACCTATACCGAGGCACCGTTGCGGCAGGGCGCGTGCGCGGAGTGCGGGGCCGAGTTCTGGACCTACTGGGCGGCGCACCGGTTCTGTTCGCAAAAGTGCTATCAGCGGGACTATCGGCGGCACTTCCCGCAACCCTACTGCCCGGTTTCATATGACCCCAGACCCTGTATCGAGTGCGGGCAGGCGTTCACCCCCAAGCGCAAAGACACGATCTATTGCGGCAAGTCGTGCCGCAACAAGGTGGCCGGGCGGAAACGCTACGGGCAGGCCAAGAGCTGACCCCCTGCGCGCGCGGTCGCGTCTGGCCGAGGAATACGACGCGGCGCAGGCACGTGGGGAGGTGGCCGGAAAAGGCGGCAATCGTGGAAATCAATATGCCAGCGTTGACAATGGAAACGCTGCCACAGCCGCTGATCTTGGCTTGCGCCGCGACGAAATCCATGAAGCGCGACAATTTCATAACGCGGCGCAAGAAATCCTGAACTCGCCTATCCGGTATCACCGCCCGCATGGGGCCGGGCATTGGGACCGGCTGATTCCGTTGCGCATTGGCAACGCGCTACCCCGGCGCAATCTGTTACCCCAAACGTTACCCCAGAGCAAAAACCGCCAAGGCCGCTTGAGGCGGTTTAAGCTAACTTGTTGTTTTATTGTGGAAAGATGGTGAGCCGGTCGGGGCTCGAACCCGAGACCTACTGATTAAAAGTCAGTTGCTCTACCAACTGAGCTACCGGCCCATCCGTCGGCGTTTGAACGTTGCCGACTGGCGCTGATTAGGAACTTCGGCAGGGGCGGTCAAGGCCGATCTGGCGGAAATCTTGCGACATCTGGTCAAAGGCCCGTTTGATGAGTATATGCGCGGCCATGATCAAGGATGCCGCCCCCCCTGGCCTGCCCTTCATGAAGATGCATGGGCTTGGCAATGATTTCGTGATTCTGGACGCGCGCGCGGACGATGTGGCGATGACGGCCGCGCTGGCGCGGGCGATCGGCGACCGCCATTTCGGCGTGGGGTTCGACCAGCTTGCGGTGATCCGCCCGGGTAGCGAAGCGGCCGATCTGGAACTGGAATTCTGGAATGCCGATGGCAGCCTGTCATCAACCTGCGGCAACGCCACGCGCTGTATCGCTGCCTGGGAGATGGCGCGGCGCGGGGTAAAGGGGCTGCGGCTCCGTACGGAACGCGGGTTGCTGGCGGCGGAGGATGCGGGCGGCGGCCTTGTCCGGGTGAACATGGGCGCGCCGCTGCTGGAATGGCATGAGGTGCCGCTGGCGGAAGCGGTTGACACGCTGCACCTGCCCATTCCGGGCGATCCGGTCGCAACCGGCATGGGCAACCCGCATTGCACGTTTTTCGTGCCCGATGCCGAGGCGGTCGATCTGCCGGGCTTCGGCGCCGCGCATGAACATCACCCGCTCTTTCCCGAACGCACCAATGTCGAACTGGCGCAGGTGCTGGACAGGGAGACGATCCGGCTGCGGATATGGGAACGCGGCGCGGGGGTGACGCTTGCATCCGGGTCGTGTTCCTGCGCGGCGGCGGTGGCGGCGGCGCGGCGCGGGCTGACCGGGCGGCGGGTGCGCGTGCATGTGGATGGCGGGGTGCTGGATGTCGATTGGCGCGAGGATGGCGTCTGGATGGCCGGGCCGACCGCGCATGTGTTCGACGGCGTGCTGACGGCCGGCTTTCTGGCGGGGGTTGCGTGATGGGCCGCGCCCTGGCTTGGGTGATGTCGAAAGGGGCGCTGCCCCTCTTGGCCTTCGGCCAATTCACCCCGGAGTATTTCTGCCAAGATGAAACCATGAACGCGCGCAATGTCATTCATCTTGGCAAAAATACTCCCGCCGGAGGCGTCCGCAGTCACTGCAGGTGCGGGGGCGGGGCATGAACGCGCCGGTTTTCACCACGCATGGCTGTCGTCTGAACCTCTATGAAACGGAGGCGATGAAGGAACTGGCCGCTGCCGCCGGGCTGCACGATGCGGTGATCATCAACACCTGTGCCGTCACCGCCGAGGCGGTGCGCAAGGCCCGGCAGGAAATCCGCCGCGCGCGCCGCGCGCATCCCGATGCGCCGATCATCGTGACGGGCTGCGCCGCGCAGACCGAACCGGAGACCTTTGCAGCCATGCCCGAGGTCACCCGCGTGATCGGCAACAGCGAGAAGATGCGCCCTGGGACATGGGCCGCGCTGACCCCCGACTTGATAGGCGCGACCGAGCGGGTGCAGGTCGATGACATCCTGTCGGTGCGCGAAACGGCGGGGCATCTGATCGACGGATTCGGGCGGCACCGGGCCTATGTGCAGGTTCAGAACGGGTGCGACCATCGCTGCACCTTCTGCATCATCCCCTATGGGCGCGGCAATTCGCGGTCGGTTCCGGCGGGCGTGGTGGTGGAACAGATCACGCGGCTTGTGGATCGCGGTTTCGCCGAGGTGGTTCTGACCGGCGTCGACCTGACAAGTTGGGGCGCCGACCTGCCGGGCGCGCCGCGCTTGGGCGATCTGGTGCGACGCATCCTGCGTCTGGTTCCCGGGCTTGAACGGCTGCGGATCAGTTCCATCGACTCGATCGAGGTGGATCCCGCGCTGATGGAGGCCATCGCGACCGAGCGGCGGCTGATGCCGCATCTGCATCTGTCGTTGCAGGCGGGTGACGACATGATCCTGAAGCGGATGAAACGGCGACACCTGCGCGACGATGCGATCCGCTTCTGCGAAGAGGCGCGCGGCCTGCGCCCCGATATTGTCTTCGGCGCCGACATCATCGCCGGTTTCCCCACCGAAACCGGCGCGATGTTTGAAAACTCGATGCGGCTGGTCGAGGACTGCGGCCTGACCTGGCTGCATGTCTTTCCCTACAGCCCCCGCAATGGCACGCCCGCGGCGCGTATGCCGCAGGTTCCGGGCGCCGACATTCGCGCACGGGCGGCGCGGTTGCGCGCGTTGGGGGCGGAGCGGGCGAGGGCGCACATGGAACGGCAGATCGGCCGAGTGCACCGGGTGCTGGTCGAGGGGCCGCGCGCGGGCCGCACCGAACAGTTCGCCGAGGTCGCCTTTGCCAGCGATCAGCCGGAGGGGCGCATCATTGACGCGCGTATCGTCGACCATGAAGCCGGGCGGTTGATTGCAGCGGCGTGAACGCGGCGGACATTCAGGCCGGTTCGGCAAATATTTTACCCGAACCTGCTGAGGCGTCGAAAGGACGCGCAGCAGGTTCGGGCTGTTTTACACTGTCCCAAATATGGATTTTTCTACGGCCAGCGGGACAGCAATGCAATTGTGACGGTTGTGCGAAGCCAGAATTCCTGGCGCCTGGTGTCAAATCAGCAACACCTGGGTGCCGACATGCGCGCGCTCGAACAGATCGGCGATATGTTCGTTGTAAAGCCCGATGCAGCCGTTCGACGACCGGCGACCGATCTTGCGCGTGTCATGCGTGCCGTGGATGCGGTAATATTGCCACGACAGATAGAGCGCGTGGGTGCCCATCGGGTTTTCCGGGCCGGCGGGGATGAAATCGGGCCATTCGGGGTTGCGGCGTTTCATCGCCGGGGTGGGGGCCCATGTCGGGCCTTCGACCTTGCGGATGACACTGGTGCGGCCCCGGCGCGTCAGATCGTCGGACATCGGCACAGAGCTTGGATAAAGCTTGTAGGTCTGGCCGTCCTCGCTCCAGTGATGCACCGCCCGGCTGTCGATATCGACAAGGATCGCGCCCTTGCGCAGGTTGTCGAAATAGGGCTGCCAATCCAGCGTGCGGAAGCTGGAGGCGTTGCGGCGCACGCCTTCGGTGATGCTGCGTTCCAGTTCCACGCTATTGGTCATTGTCTGCGCCAAGGCGGGCATGGCCAGCGCGCTTGCTGCCGCGGCGGTCGATCCGATGAAACCTCGGCGGGACAGTTTGGCCAGTGTATCGCGCGACATCGTGCTCTCCTTGGGTGGTTTGTTTTCTGTTCACAAGATATGGCTTTCAGACCGGGAATTCAAATCACTTGCCTGCGGATCGTGGCGGATAATCGCGGGTTCGGCCCACATGGGGTTTGAACCCCCGTGAATGACAGGCTATTGGAGGCGAATTGTGATCGCAGCGGAAAACAAATGATCAAGTCCCCGGTTCTGATGATAGCGCTTGGCCTGTTTCTGGCCGGTTGCAGCGCGGCGCCCGAGATCAGGTATGGCGCGGACGGCAGGCCCTTGCCGCGCGTCTACCGGCTGCAGGAAAGCGATCAGGGGGTATTGCAACTGCGGGTGCTGGACAGCGTGAACACGCTGCGCGCGGCGGCGGGGCGGGGACCGTTGCGGCTGAACGCGGCGTTGAACGCGGCGGCGGCGACGCATTCGCGCGACATGGCGCTGCAGAACCGGCCCTGGCATTTCGGATCGGACGGGTCATCGCCGATCGACCGGGCGGCGCGGGCGGGCTATCCCGACGAGTTGAAGGGCGAGCTGATCTCGGAAACCTATGAGACCGAGTTGGAAACCCTTGCGGCCTGGATGGAAAACCCGGCGCAGCGGCAGATCCTGCTGGAACCTTCCGCGCAGGAAATGGGCTTTGCGTTTTTCCAGGAGCAAAGCGGCAAGATCTGGTGGACGCTGGTCACTGGCGGCCCCGAGGGGATCACGGGGACGGCGCCCGAAAGCTGAGGCGCGCAGGCCCGGCCGGAAAATCCGTTCGGTTTGAGACGGAAATCCCTGCATCAGCCGTTTCATGACCTTGGGCTTTCAAAGGCCAGGCGGTAACGGAGATGATGTGATGCACAGGCGCAGGTTCTTCAATCTCATGTTCGGGGGCGCGTTGCTGGCGTCGGGCGGCGTGCTGTCGGGCTGTGTCGTTGCGGATGGCCGTTATGGGTCTGGCCCGTACCGCGCCCCGTTTGCGGATTACTACTACTACCCCTCGACGAACGTCTATTTTCACCGACCGACGGGCTATTACTATTACCGGGATCGCACCGACTGGCGGCGGGTGCGCAGCCTGCCACGGCATGTTCGCCTTGATGAGCGCGAGCGGCGCGAGTTGCGTGGCGGCGATCGGCCGCCATTCGAGCGGCGCCCCGATCAGCACAGGCCATTGGGGCGGCGCGACGCCGATCGCGACCGGGAGCGCAGCCGGTTCGAAAGGCGGGAAGACCGTTTCGACGGTGAGGCGCGCGAGCGCGGCCTTGACCGCAGGGCCGACGATCGGCGCGAGGACCGGCGCCGACCCCAATCCGCTGCGGGCGACGATCGCCGCCGGGGCGATGGCGCGGCGCGTGAGAGGGCGCGCCCGGATCAGCGCAGAGAGGCGCGCCCGGACCGGGAGGGGGGGCGCCCTTCGAGGGACGCGCGCCGGGAAGCAGAGCGCGCCGGTCGTGGCGAACCGTCGCCTGACGGCGTCATGAACGCACCCCTTCCGGAACCGGTGCGCCGCAGTTCGTCTGACGAGTGAGCCGCGATTAACCGATGACGTCTATCGGGGTGCCGGTGGCGACCATCCAGTAGATTTCATCCATTTCGTCGTTGGTGACGGCGATGCAGCCCCATGTCCAGTCCGGCTTGTCGATGCGGACATTGCCGCGCCCGTGGATGAAGATGTCGCCGCCCGGCGAGCGGCCCGCCGCGCGGGCAAAGGCGATGTCGCGCTCGTTGGGATAGGAGATGCCCAGCGACAGGTGATAACTGCTGTTGGGATTGCGGCGATCGATGACATAGCGCCCTTCGGGGGTGCGGCCGTCGCCCTCGAACTGCTTGTGCCCCTCGGGGGAAAAGCCGAGGCCGATATCGTAGGTTTTCAACGCGCGGTCCTGATGGACCAGCATCAGCTTGCGCGACGGTTTGTCGACATGGATGCGCGTCACCTCGGGCCCGGTATAGGCGCGGGTGGCGAAATCGCGGCCGCCGCAGGCCGCGAGCGAAAGCGCCGCGCCGCCCAGCAGAATCTGACGTCTTGTCTGCATGTTCACTCTGTTTACTGCCCCAGCGGTCCGGCCGGTTGCGGGCCGGTGGTGATTTTGCCCAACACCATACCCTGAAACGCAAAAAAGGTGAATCAAAATCAGATC